TGGACTGCATTACAAGATCTTACTTATGGACTTAGATTAGGTGAGATGTGGACTATCACAGCAGGATCAGGTATGGGTAAGACACAAGTATTACGTGAGTTAGCTTATCATATACAAAATAGTTGTAATGATAAAATAGGTATGATGTTCTTTGAAGAAACATTGGATGATTCAGGCAGAGGTATTATAAGTTTGGGTGCTAACAAACCTTTACATCTACCTACCACCGAAGTTACTGAGGAAGAATTTGATGAAGCTTTTAAGATTACATTGGGTTCAGATAAGTATCATTTCTTTGATGCAATGGGTATTAACGAGTTAGATAAAGTAGAAGAGGCTATCAGATATTTAGCTCAGGCAGAAGAGTGTAGATACATCTTCCTTGACCACATCTCTATCTTAGTGAGTGACCAATCACAAGGTGATGAACGTAAGGCATTAGATGCAATAGCTCATTCTTTAAGACATCTTTGTCAAGAGCTAAACATCTGGCTAGGTATGGTCAGTCATAGTAAAAGACCTACTGGTAAATCACATGAGGAAGGTGGACAAACTTCTTTATCTGAACTGAGAGGTACAGCAGGTATAGGTCAGCTCAGTAACATGGTACTAGGACTTGAAAGAGATGGACAGAATCCTGATCCTACTGTAAGGAATACTACCTTGATAAGAGTATTGAAGAATAGATTCTCTGGATTGACTGGACCAAGTACATCTCTATACTATGACAGAAATACTAGTAGGTTAACAGAAGTCTTTCCAGATGAGGTAGATGAAGACGTAGAAGATTTTGAGGAGCTGTAATGGATAGTGCACTTGTAATTGACATAGAAACTAATGGATTAAATCCTGATACCATCTGGTGTTTGGTGGCTCAAGATGTAGAGACTGGTGAGGTATTCGTCATGCGTACTGGACTCTATCTTGATGAACTGATTGGTAAGTATGACCGAATCATAGGACATAATATTATTTCTTTTGATGCACCACAGATTGAAAAGATCTGGGGAACTAAGATACCACATGAGAAACTAATGGACACTATGATACTCAGTCAGATAGCTAGACCAGACAGAGAGGGTGGACATTCATTAGGTTCATGGGGTGCACGATTATCTTTTCCCAAAGGAGATTACAATGACTGGTCACAGTACAGTCAAGAGATGTTGGACTATTGTAAACAAGATGTAGCTGTAACTGTTAAGTTATACAATCATCTTCGTAATGAACTTAAAGGTTTCTCTCTTGAGTGTATTAAGTTAGAGCATGATGTTAAAAGAATAACATGCAGACAAGAGAATGATGGATTCTATTTGGATGAACCATATGCAATGAGCTTAGTAAGTAAATTAGAAAAAAGAATTAACGAGATACGTGAACAACTGAGGGTAGTGTTCCCACCCAAACGCATTGAGACACAACTTAAAACAAAGTTAAAGGTTACAATGCAAGACTTCAATGTTGGTTCACGTAAGCAGATAGCAGAGAGATTAATGGAACGTGGGTGGGAACCTAAGAAGAAGACAGACAAGGGTAGTGTAATAGTTGATGAAGCTGTATTGAATACTATTAATATGCCAGAGGCAAAACTAATAGCTGAGTATCTTATGTTACAAAAAAGAATTGCTCAGGTAAACTCATGGCTTGAAGCTCTTGACTCTTCTCCTGATGACAGAGTACATGGGCAGGTACTTACCCTGAGAACTATCACAGGTCGTATGGCTCATGCCAAACCTAACATGGCTCAGATACCTGCAGGATACTCGCCATATGGTAAAGAGTGTAGAACATGTTGGACTGTACCCAAGGGTAGAGTATTGGTAGGTATAGATGCAAGTGGTATTGAATTAAGAATGCTTGCTCATTACATGAGAGATCCAGATTATACTCAAGAGATATTGAATGGTGATATACATTCATTGAATCAAAAGAATGCAGGACTCAAGACCAGAGACCAAGCAAAGACATTCATCTATGCATTCTTATATGGTGCAGGTTCCAAGAAGATTGGTTCTATTGTAGGCGGTAGTTCCAAGAAGGGAAAAGAATTAATAGATAACTTCCTTGAACAAACACCTTCTCTTGCTAAACTAAGAAACAGAATAACAAATGAAGCAGGTAGAGGATGGCTCAGAGGATTGGATAACAGAAAGATATGGGTACGTTCACCACATTCAGCATTGAATACCAAGCTACAAGGTGCTGCTGCTGTGGTCATGAAGAAAGCATTAGTATTATTTGCCAATAGTTTAACAGATGATGTAAAGATTGTTGCCAATGTACATGATGAGTGGCAAGTAGAATGTGCAGAGTCTGATGGAAATTTAGTTGGTAAGCTAGGAGTTAGTGCTATAATAAGAGCAGGACATGAATATAATTTAAACTGCCCACTTGACGGAGAGTATAAGGTAGGGCTCAACTGGTCGGAGACACACTAATGGAGTACGTATTACCAAGACACGTAGCAGAATTTATAAAAGAAAAGAATCAATTAGAACATAAGATTAAACAGCTTACGGAGGAGAATAATATTCTTCGCCATAACGTAAGAGAATGTGAGATACAATTAAGAGATGCTCGCATTCGAATAAAAGACTTGACATCTTAAACTGAATATGGTATAAGATGTTATTAACTTTAACAATTAACCACCGAAAGGATTGGATATGCCAGTAGTAACAGGTAAAGCTTATTGGGCAAAGCTAGATAGACCAGCTCAAAAGTATAATACGACTGCTCAAGAAGACACAGAGTATACTATAGACTTAACTATTGATAAAGCTACACGTAAATTATTAGAAGGACTTAATCCTTCAGCTTCTATCAAGAACAAGAAAGATGATCGTGGAGATTTCTTCACGTTTAAAAAGAATGCATTCAACAGAAAAGGTGAAGCTCTCCCTAAGCCTAGAGTTGTTGATGCTAAGAAGAACGACATCTCAGGTACATTGATAGGTAATGGATCTGACGTTAGAGTTATGTTCCGATCTGTAGAGATTGAGAACGTACCATCTATGGAAGGTAAGAATAAGTTTTACCTTGATGCTGTTCAAGTTATTGACCTCGTACCATACGCAAAGTCAGAGGACTTTGATGAGGTTGATGGCTACGTTGCTGATGGTGCTGTAGCCAGTACCAACTCAGAAGAATCTGCTCCATTCTAATGAGTAAACGTGAGATTAGTTCTCTGTTAGAGGACATTGATGTATTATTTAATCAAGGTAGGACTCCTTCAGAAACTAATCTCACACTTTTAAAAGAGGGAATAGCTGAGTCAGTCATACAAGTTTTATCAGAGGTAAGAGATACTACTGGTAAGATGAGACTATCAAGTATAGGTAAAAAAGATAGGCAGTTATGGTATGATTACAACGGGCATGAGAAAGAACCTTTGCCCACAGCTACCAAGATTAAATTTTTATTAGGTCATATAATAGAAGAGCTTACCTTATTCCTAGTGAGAGAAGCAGGACATAAGGTAGATAAATGTCAAGAAGAAGTAACAGTTAGCGGAGTTAAAGGACACATAGATGCAGAGATAGATGGAGAATTAGTTGATGTTAAGTCAGCATCTCCCTATGGATTTAGAAAGTTCTTTAATGGTACACTAGTAGACGATGATCCGTTTGGATACATCTATCAAATCTCTAGCTATGCTAAAGCTATGGGAAAAGATAAAGGATATTTTTTAGCAGTAGATAAATCAAATGGTTTCATGACATTACTAAAGACTGATGTCTCCGATGTAAAACCAGAGAAAAGAATTAGCCAACTAAAAAAATTATTAGACAAGAAGACTCCACCTGAAAGATGTTATAAAGAAGTAGAAGAATCTAATGGTAATAAAAAATTACCTATTGGGTGTAAGTTCTGTGATTTTAAAACATTATGTTGGCAAGATTCTAATGATGGTTTTGGTTTACGTAACTTTAAATATGCTAGTGGTACTGAATACTATACTTATGTAAAGAAAGAGCCACGAGTAAGAGAGGACTTTTAATGCATTGGACTGACCTAAGAACTAACAAAGCTTTTAAACCTGACACATTAGATAGATTTGGATTTGTCTATGTTATAACTAATATTAAAACAAAGAAAAAATATATAGGATGTAAACAATATTATATAGGTAAAGACCAGACACCTTCTAAGTGGCAGTCTTATACTGGTTCTTCTAAACATCTTAATGAAGATATAAAAAAGTTAGGTAAGAAGAATTTTATATTTGAAGTAATAGATGAGTTTAAAAATAAAAGAAGTCTAGGTTACTATGAATTATTTTATCAAATGAAATACAATGTACTTGATAGTGTGATTGAAGGAACAGATGAACCTGCTTATTATAATAATTATGTAGGTGGTAAATATTATAGACCAGTACAAGGACGTAAACCTATAG